GTTGTTTCTGGAAAACTATCAAAATTTATTTTTTCTAGTACTGCGAAAAAAATACCCATTGCTGGTGTTATAATTGGTGGTATTTTTGGACTAAAAAAATTATACGAGGGTGACACCGTTGGTGCTGGTATGGAAGTTGCAAGTGGCGCAGCAGGAACAATTCCAATTGCAGGTACAGCAGCAAGTCTTGGTATAGACGCTGCTGGATTAGCAAGAGATGTTTATAAAGAGGTGTATGACAAATTTCCAGAAGAAGAACCAGAAGTTGCAAAACAAAGAATGCAACAAATTGCAACTATTATTGAACAAATTGTTAAATCTAAAACAGCTTCCGATAAAGATAAAGCAGAAACAAAAGACAAAAAAGACGTTAAGGATGTACCGTTAAAAGAAATACCAAAAGAAAATGCCACAACAACATTAGCCACAACAGATTCGAAATCTGGTGATAGTACTTCTCCGTTATCTGCATCTGAATCTAAAGTTGGTAATACTACAACACCATTAACTGCATCTGAATCTAAATCTAGTAGTGTTTCATCACCACAAACTATGACTGATATATTAAAAGGTGATGATACTACAGATTTAGTTAAGTCTGGTGCAATAAAAAATGCTACCGCAACACAAATGAGTACTCCTGTTCCTTCGATTACAAAATCTGATAATCCATCATATATGAGTGTGGATAATACAAAACAAACTTCTCTAAAATTAAATCAAGAAGAAAAAACGCCTGTTGGTTTACCCCTACAAGAAACAATCAATCAAAATCAAAATTTAAATATTGAAAATTCAAATATTAAAAATACGTCTAAACCAAATCAAATCAATATAACAAATCCAGCACCACAAGATAAAAAGAGTTCAATTATATCACAATATATTTTTCCAGTCAGAAATCCAGAAGAAACATTTAGAAACATGATCTTCAATAGCACTAGGGTAGTATAAATAAAAAACCCCACCGAAGTGGGGTTTCTTTCACATTAAATCTTGTTATTCTTCAGCCAATTTCGAAAAATATGCAAGATCATCATCCTCATCAGCCGTAACTGCTTCTACCTTCTTCTGGACAGCTTTAGGTGCTTCTTTCAGTTGTTCAACAGTGGTACGAGCAACTGGTGTTCCAATCAGTCCTAGAGCCTTGTCCAATCGTGCTTTCAACTCATCATAAGTCTTGAACTCTTTTTCAGAAATCAACTCTTTAAGAGAGTATTGTGATTTCCAAATTTTTTCAATCTTAGCATCATCATTAAAGAGTGGTGATGGTGATTCAAACTCTGACTTATCGTAATTTTGATAACCTTCAACTTTACGAATTTTAATTTTGAAATTAGCACCTGTCCAGAAGTCAAAAGGATTAATTGCAGTCTCATCTTCAAATGCTGGATTCATTGCTTCAGAAATCTTATCAAAGATTTTAGCACCAAATTTAAAGAGTTTGACTTTACCCTCATTTTCTGGATTCTTTGGATCAGCAACAATATACACGTTTGTGATATAGTTTAGTTTACGCTTTTGCTTTCGTACAAGTTCTTTATTTGCTTCGATGCCCGAATTCCAAAGTGAACTATTATGTTCACAAACTGGACACTTAGCACCATTAAGAGTTGTAAGACAGTTATCGATTAGCCAACCACCAGGACCTTGAAATCCATGAGAAAAGAATTTAATCCAAGGAAGTGCATCTTCACCATCATCTGATGATACGTCCAAGAAACGAATTGTTGCAGTACCATTGCCTGCTTTATCTACTTCAGGTTTCCAGAAATTATCTGATTTTTCTGAACCTTCAGTAGCGTTTAGAGATTCAATCGCTTTTGCGAGTTTATCGAAATTGCCAGATTGGCGTGAGCTTTTTAGTTTTGCAAAATCTACCATGATTTTTCCTTATAAACGAAGTATGAACGGAATATAAACGACTTATCCACCTTATACATTATATGCTATTTTGTACGTCCTGTCAATTGTTGTAAGCCAACAACATTAAACGTACATACGCAAGATTGCCAAAGTATCTTCGACATTCTTGTGCCAGATTGCAATACCACCCGCTTTTTTCCAATCATCGATATTAACTTCTGTATCGTCAATTAGAATATCAGTTGGTGTTGCGTACCTATATTTATGCTCTTTTCCAGGAACAAAAGTGTGTTTGAACGGAATATTATTTCTGTCTAACCAAATGATCTTTTGTCGGGAAATTTCATCATAATTTTGTTTTGTTCCAGTTGAAGAAAGAATTTCTGTTGGAATTTTTAATTCTTTTAGAAATTTAATTAACTCTGACGCATGAGGCATCAAATCTAATGTCGCAAATTGTTTTGTTGCAACAAAGTTTTGGAATAGATCATCAAATTTGTTTTCCCTTTCAGCCTCAGATGGATGAATATTGTACAATTGTTTATATCGTTTTACGAAATCTGCAATGACTCCATCCATGTCGAGCCAAATTTTAGTTACTTTAGGTTTATTCATGATTTTTAATCTTTTCCTTCAAAATGATTTTAAATTTATTTTTGTCATAATTTAAAAAAGGTTTATACTTCAAACACTTCATTTTAAAACTAGGCCAAATATATGTTTCAGTAATTTTCTTGTCCCACATAGAAAAGAAATTCAATATATCTTCCATGATAATCAATGTCTCTAACTGAGTAGATTTACTCATCACACTCAACATCAACATTGGATGTTCATTGTCTTTCACTCTCAGCAAATCATTTGGATTATTCACTAAATCAAATAGTTTGTCAAGATCATTTTGTACAATATATGTAAGTGATTGATTTGTTTTTTGCCACTTCATAAACACTTCTTCTGCATCTTGTGCTAAGAGTTCATTGCTCCACTGATCTGGATTTTCTAGTAAGTTTGCAATATAGAAATATTTTAAATCTGTAATGGAATATTTTCTAGATAATTTATAAAAAGTAAATTTATCTTTCTTCTTTGCAAACGTGTCTTTAGTTACATTTGTTTTACCGTTATATTTAAAATAATCATAAGATTTTGATGTGAAGTGTAAGTGTAGGGCATTGTATAAAGCGTAGGCAGCAAAACCAGAATTCTCTGATTGAGAAAGACTCATATTGGCAATTTAGATGATTTTTTAATAAGATTTAAATTTTGTGCTTCTTCTTTTAGTTTTGCTTTAAGTGCGGCAGAAATTAAAGTAGCGGCTACTTCGATTTCCATACCAGATTTTTCACAATGATGACAGATAGAATCGATATAATTTATCTTTAATTCTTCTGATATATTTTCTATATTCTGACTAAATTTTGAGATTTCGTCTTTTGTTGGCATACGATACTCCTAGAATGATATAATTATAACACGGTATTTGCGTGTTGTCAAGTGTAGAATATGTGTTTACCTATTTTGGCTATTGGTTTTTTATTCCATTTAGGATCAACATATACAGCATGATAGTATAATGCATTATTCAATTTTTTTACATGATGTCCACCAACAAGAATTCTATATGCTGCTTCTTTGGATTCAATGAATTCGAGTGAATCATACCTCATAAGTCTATTCTTTTTTTCACATACCCAAGAAAATTGGCATGTTTTCTTTATTTTTTGATATACAGTTTTACAAACTGTGTTACCGAATTTACCGGATTTAACTCTATTGAGGGTAACTTGAGCGACTGCCAGTTTACCCTCAAAAGACTCAGTTGCAGCTTCATAATATATATTTTGCGCTAAACAATTCATTTGTTGTTCTGTATAAGAACTTACCAACTGATATTTAGTTTCTATAATTGCATTGTCAACCGATAATATTAAACCAAAAAATAAAAAACATCCCACTAAAGTTTTAACTATACTATGCATTCAATATTTTTACTACTTTAAATAAAAGTTAGTTTAGGATATTTTGCCTTAACTGCTAGACATTTTGCAATATAATCATTTTCTTGTGTAACATCACCTTTTACTTTTGCATCAAGATAATCTTCAATAGGAGGATATAATTCTTTTCTCAAATTGGAAATAACCATATGAAGAATTTCTGGAGTAATACTTAAACCCCATTCTTGTCGATATACAAAGGTGAATCCATCTGGAATAGTAGTGTGCAGATTAAATTTTTCGTGTGATTTTTTAGCTAAAAATAAAATAGAATATGAATTTTCTTCTGGAGGTCTCTGATCTTGACCAATCAAGATCATATCAAAATCTTGTTGATTTAAAAAAGTTTTTTGATTTTGATTTCGATTATGAGGCATAAAATCCTCTGGTCCTCCAAATAATGAATGCAAGTCTTCATACGTTACTGTGTAAAGTGAATACATTATTCATTTTCTCCTTTTGCTTTATTTTCCAATTGAAGATTTTTACTTTCTTCAACAACTTCTCGATATGCAATAGCTAAAGGATTTTCAGTATTACCATCCAACATAAACGCTTCTTTAGGGATTAGTCCCACTTTTTGTAAACTTTGAAATGTGTATGGATTTGACATAGCATTTCGTAATTTTGCAGGAGATGGTCGACCATTTGCAATAATTTCTGCTTGAATTTCTTTACCAATCATCACAGTAAATTCATATGCAGCATTTGCTTCAAACATATCTTCATCTGAATAACCAGGAATTCTAGTTGGTTCAGCAATCTCATAGAGTTCTGCTAAGAGTTTTTCTAAACATTTAATTTCATCACGATTTAAATCCCACGCTTCTTTTTCTCCTTCCTCAAACGATTTTGATTCTAAAATTTCTGCTTCCAAACTTAAAATAACGTGAGGCAATGCATTGTTTTTTATGCAATTTTCCAATTCTAATTGTTTTGCTAATTTCTTTTTCACTGAAACTTCTTCTAAACAAGCTGCGCGTTTTCTACCTTCCAAAAATCCTTTAAGTGTTTTGATTTTTTCCCAAGGCGTTTCACCGATAACTTGGTACCGATAGTTAAATTCAGAGTTTAATTTTGAGGGCATAATATTTTTCCTTATAATAAAAAAGTTAATAAAATCATAGACTAAAACTTGCTGCTGCTACTAAATATCTTGCAGTACCAACACCAGAAGATTCACTGATATAATCACCACTATTGGAAAATTTAGTGATGGTGTTACGATACGTGCTATCATAACCAAATCCAAATACTACCTTATCACCACCATAAGTTGTTGCTGCTAGACTATATCTAGGAGAACTAGCATTAGTAGATTCACTGATATAACTACCTGTATTGGAAAATTTACTAATTCTATTTACATACCCGCCGGTAGCAAAACCATATCCAAACATGGCTTTATCACCACCATAAGTTGCTGCTGCTAGACCACTTCTCGGTAAACTACTATCTGTCCCACTTACTCTTTCACTGACAAAAACACCAAGATTATTGAATAGCTGAATACTATTTGTGTTACTTGGACCACCAAATCCAAATATAGCTTTATCACCACCATAAGTTGCTGCTGCTAAACTATCTTTTCCTCCTGAAATAGAAGCATTTGCAGCTTCTGAAACATAGGCACCAACATTAGAAATTAGATTAGTAACTTTATAGTTAAAGATCTCTGTAGTGAAAGCAAAACCAAATCCAAATATAGCTTTATCACCACCATAACCTGCTGCCGCTAGTAAACTTCTAGCAGTACCTGAAGAATTAGATTCTGAAACATAAGCACCATTATTATTAAATAAAGTGAGGGTGCGAGTTGCGATATCGGAACTATTATTACCAAATCCAAATACCATTTTATTACCACCATAAGTTGCTCCTGCTGCACCATATCTTGCAAACCCAGCAACAGTAACATCTGATCCAATAACTCCCGAAGAAGTTACTGTATTAGTTATACTGGTTCCTACCCCAACCGCAGAGTAACCAAATGCAAATAAGGCTCTAGTATCAGAAAATAGCGTACTTTCTGATGTACCATCCGCATATATTATTCCATTTGCTGATAAAGATACTGGCATATTTTATTCCTTAACCACCATAACTTGAACCTGCTAAGTACTGTCTTGAAGTACCAGCAGTACCAGTAGATTCACTAACGTAATCACCAAGGTTGTTAAATAGACCAATGGTAGTTAAATAACCGCTGCTCCGGTTTGAACCATAACCAAATACGACTTTATCACCACCGTAACCTCCTGCCGCCAAGCCTTGCCTTCCACCACTAGCACTGGAAACATCACTAACATAAGCACCCGTATTACTAAATTTAGTAATGTTGGATA